CGCAGTTATGTTTGAATTAGAAGCACTTAATGACCCGCTTAATTGTGACAATAAAATGATTTTATTTTTGAATATATTTAATCTCAATTCCGCAGACGAAAAATTAACAAAATTAGAAAACTCACTAAAATCTGTATTAAATTTGGCTAGATTTTTTTCTATATCTATATTTTGAGTTTGTATCGGCGAAATGTTATCACTTATGGATTCTTTAGTATATTCTACTGTAAATGTTTTTTCAGGTTGATTGTTTAATAAAGAAGAAAAATCAGCTGGCTTGATCAGAATTGTTTTGGTTTTTGTATCGGTTTTTAATACAATATTAAACAAATACGGAGGCATCGATATATTAGATATCCAGCACGAATCTTTTAAAGATATTCCCAAAGGAAGCGTATCTAATAATTTTACAACCAAAGATATAGATGAATCGGGTTCGTTAGAATATGTATGATCTAATATAGGAATTAACTTGTTATGCCCAAAATTTAAAGCATTACTAAGATATGCATAATATTTTTCATTGTATTTGGATTCTAATATATTAATTCTATCATCATAAAATTCTTTTACAAAAAAATCATAAATAAACTTTTTTGCATATGCATATACTTTATTATTAAGCTCTCCAATCTGAGAAAACCTATCATTTATTCTTTTTGTAACAAAATCCGAAAACGTATTTCTTATATCCGAAAACCCCCAAATTGTTTCGTAATTAAGCGATAACGAATTATTAAAATTTGTTCGTATTCCTGTAATTCGTGTCAATCTGTCCGGTACAAACCCACCGTCTATCTGTGATTGAGTTAACGATGTATATGTTACCACATCCTCGTATAGATTTTTTAGGAATGTAATAAATTTATCGTCATCGGGCAAAAAGAACAAAGTCCGTATCGTTTCTATAGCCCCCTTGTTTTCCGATTTAATTTTATTATAAATTTCGGTATATGGACATTGTTGCAAATATGAAAATACTATTGGCACCACGTCTTTTACCAAAAACCGTTTGGTGCAAAATGCTGTAAATTGTGTATTTCCATTTGTATTCGGAAAAATTAATTTAATTTCTTTTCTAGATGGCGAAATTTCGGATATAGATAACATTGATCCACTTGGATCGCCCGCCATCGTTCGCGTAAAATTATATAACAATGTATATCCATCGGGGGAAACGGTTTTTAAGTCATCGCTTACGTTAACTAGAATTTTGTCGTTTTTATATTGTATGTAATCAGGAACCAGTTGTTTATAAGAATATATTACCGTTTCATTCTTTTCATTTAAAAATGATAATTCGATGGTTTTATAATTTTTATTTCTATAAATTATATCCCACGTTATAATGTTTCCATTTAAATCAAATACGGATAATTCTTGAACATCGTTTTCGGAAAATCCATACCACAAATCTCTTTCTTGAGAATCGAAAAACAATTTGTGATCGGCTTCTTTTAGATATGAAGCCGAATGAATGCTCCCTGTAAACTGTCCTGTTATTAAAAACGGTAAAGGCATACCATATAATAATTATAAATTAGTATTTATTTTATGGGCAAAAATGGAAAATCATTAGAAAAGTCGTTTTCGGAGCTGCCCTCATTCAATCGAATTCTTAAATCTATTATTATTTGTTTTATAGCCAAATTATTTGCTGCCAGATCATTTTGTTCAGAACTATTTATTATATCGTTCAATTTATTTTTCAAACGTTCGTTTTCTTGTAGTACATTTTCTACGTTTTGATTACTACCAGTAACATTGGTATCGCTGGCATTTTTCGCTACTTCCACACTCCTATTTAAGCTTATTTCGGTAAATGTGGCCAAATTAAATTTATTAATCACATTCGGATTATACTTTGTTACCCTTAACGGCAACGACACATAGTTTTTATTAAAATCATTTGATTTGGTATTAATAATAATATTTTCCGATTCATCAAATACGTAACCGAATTCGCCATACGTTACAAATTTTTGAATATGTGTATCTATACTAGCCATTTATCTTACAATTTTAAAAACATTATTATTATCTATCGTATAGGTACTCCCGCTTTGAGATGTTCTTACAAGTATTTTAAATTGTCTTTCCTGTGGAAGACCCGTAGTATCTAGTAAGAAATAATTCCCCACTGTATTACAGCTTATTTTAGTATAATCATCAAAATCAACCAATACCTCCTCCGTCTCATTATCTTTAATAGAATACTTACTTGAAGTTGGTAAATATTTGGGGGTTATATTATCTGAAAATTGCGTTCCTTTACTAAAATTTTTAATTGGCGATTTAACCCCGCCATATACATCCAATTTAACAATGTCTCCTGCTCTATAAGTTGGTTGCAGATTTTTTATAATCACCGAAAACGGCGAATTCAATTGAAGCGGACTTAAACTACTAGATGCCAAAATTGTTAATGTATTGATACTAGATGTAGTATAACTTCCGCTTACCGATCCGGTTATAAACATTCCTGTAAAATCCCCCGATAAAAACACACCGCCAAAAATTCCATTAGAATATACCCCCTGTACGTTTCCTTCTACCACCCTACTAGAAATTGTAGCAGTAACAATGCTTGCACTGGTGCTTCCCGATATTAAACTTCCGCTTATTAAAGCATTTCCATACGATCCAGTAACAACACAGTCAATATATACTCCATTGCTACTTCCAGTACAAAAACTGCCACTTAAACTTCCCGAATAAAAATATCCACTTATTCCATTGTTTGTTGACGAATAACTAGCACTTATATACCCATTTACTAAGCTTCCACTTACCAATCCTGTATATATTGATCCGGTTACACTTCCACTTATTATACTCGATGCGGTGCTAACAGATAAAAAGCTTCCTGTTAAACTACCAGAAAAAAATGTTCCGATTATACTTCCTGTCAAAAAGTAAGCATTGATTGACCCAGAAGCTGTATATGTAGTTGTGCTTCCTGTTGTAATGCTTCCTGTCAGGAACGTAGAATCATCCCATTTAACATTCAAATAAGGCGAATAAATTGTGTTTGTATCTTTGCTAAAATATTTTATTAAACCATATGTTGGGTCAGTACTGACTTCTTGCGAATGTATTAATATAAATCCTTCATTTGGTATGCTTCCACTAATCCATGCCATTACTGTTGATGTAACATCCATTTTAATATCAGATGCCCGATGATCAAAAGACTGTGTATTGACATATGCTGAATTGGTATACCAGGTACCTCCTCCATTTGTAAATGATGCCGTAGCCAAAGACCCGGTATTCAAATAGTCAACAATATTAGTAGATGCGGTTATAGGATACCAATATGCTCCGCCATCATAATCTCTATAATTCCAACTAGCCCCCAAATTTGATCCATTATCTGCTAAATATCCATTTCCTGAAACCCAACTTTGACTTATTGGAAAAGAATAGATTTTATATGTAATCGGCAAGTTCTTTTCGTTTGATGTTTTAAGAGTCAAATCGAATTTGGGAGCTGTTATATCTCCCGCTGAAATAGATGCAGATATTGTGGATAAATCAAATTTCAAAAGACTTCTACTTAATTTTTTTACACTTGTTGAAGTGACATTTTGAACCGTTACAATATCCGATCCTGATACCGAACCCGTAAACGAACCATTAAAATTTGTAAACGTTCCCTGTACCGTAGCCGATCCGATATTATCAACTTTTAAAGTTCCCGTAACATTCAAATTCACATTGCTTCCAGATATACTTCCACTAAACGATGTAAACGTGGATGTAAATGATCCGGTTATTAATGAACCCGTTTGTAATCCATTTACATAACTTGCGGTGACACTTCCTGAAATATATGATGCGGTAAATAACACATTCGTACCCACCAGAGAACCCGAAAAGGTATTAAATTTTGTACTCGAATACGATCCCGTAACATTTCCCGTAAAGTTTGAAAATAATGTAGATACTATAGTTACATTATTATATTGATATGTTCTTGTGCTATTAATTGACTGTACAGTTTGGGTATCGGTACCAATTCGCAGAATTTCATCTATTCCGAAATTTTTTGCTTTCAACCCATCGTTATTTGTTATAAAAAGGTCGTGAGTAGGAAAAAGAAAATGATGCATATATTATAAAGCTTTGATTTTTATATCCTTATCTGGGAATTTTAATTCAAATATAGATGGATCGACCGACGAATACACCATTTTATTTTTTGTGGCATTCTTAATATTATACTCCACTTTAGAATACTCGCTTCCATCAATTGCATTTTTATTAACTATTTTTGTATCTACTACTGCTTGAACTCCATCTATTTTTGCTACTTCCAGTTCTAACATACTTATATTAATTGGCTGTGCAAAATCCCATTTATCTATATCAAAAAAACTCTTAACCGCATTTATACAATTTAAAATTACATTTTTTTTGTTAAATCCTTTATATACAGAAATAGCCATTTCAACTCCAATGTTTATTATATAACCATCTATAAAATTAATCCCATCTGTAAGTATTCTAAATTGTCTTAAATATTTTATTAAATTTTCTATTAATGCATCATTAGCGGCTATTAAATGTTTATCTGCGTCATAAGACAGTAAATATAAATTTATAGCAAATGGCACGTTTACATCGTGATTTATTCTTCTAAAAAATGTATTTACATCGTTATCATCAATATCTGAAATATCGTTAGTATCTACAAATCCGGTTATAACTTTTCGGGTATCAATACTTAAACTATTATTTGGTATAACTTGAGCTTTTGCTATAGACCCAAATTTCGGTGGCATGGAATATATTCTGACTAAATAATCATCTCGTGTAACTGCACGATTTTGAGATGCATGTGATGCTAAAGCATTTAATCTTATTTCATCATTTGTTTCTGAATCTTTCCCCCCCGTTGCGGCTACCGCATTATTAACTTTCAACGACGATTTAACCGTATTTAATAGACTTGCCTCATCGGCAGATAATCCTTCAGACGTATTATCATATGAAACCGATACGATTTTTGTTATATCTCCACTTGGGCAATTAGCTAATACACCTCCACCGATAGTATAGGTTATTGTCAAAACCGTATTTGCTGGTGCTATACCATATGTTTCGTTTTTCAAAAAACTTGATGGATCATATGGTATATTTAATCGATTTATTTTAGAAAGCCCCGACCCAACCATTTGTGAGCTTAAATTGACGATTTCATCAGTAAACCCCTCTTTTCCAGCACCAAATTCTAAAAATGTTCCATTATTTTCATTTACATTGACAGTAAATCGTTTGGATGTACGCAGATATTTTAAAATATAAGGAACGACCGCTTTATATGTAGAATAGTTTCCTTCGTGAAAAGCATCATTTGGAACGGAATCCAATACCAATTCTTGAGCCAAATGATCAACCTCATACCACTTATTATTGTCCGAATCTCTAACGTCTAAAATTTCCAATACATTAGTTTCATCTAAGCTTAGTTTTAAAAATGGTGTTGGTGCATCAATATTAAATGATTTAGTTATGGTCTTCCCCGAAGAGACATTCACCGTTTTTTTAAGGAGAAAAAACGTTGGTTGCCCAGAAGCATCTCTAGAATACACCGTTGATTCTCTCGGAGACAGATTTGTATCCGTCGAAAAGTCCACCGATTCGTTTAATATGTAATTCGAACCAAAACTATTGGCTACTTCCATTCCATCTCTAATTATCAATGCATATTTTTCATCGGGTATAAATTCTCCCGAATCGTTTTCCTTTGCTGGTATTAATTGAAATATATCCAATTTTGCTGTAGCTGCTCTAGTAGGTTTAACCTTATAACCGAGATAACGAGCAAGCGAAATGATATTTTTTCTTTCTTTTGCAGTATTAATCAACCCCTCATTAAAAACATAATCTGTATAATATGATAAAACATCGCCAACATAGGCTGCCATTTCTACAAACATCATGCCGGGCGAAGCATCGTTAAAATCTTTATAAGTGTTTGGAAAGTAAACCTTTGCAAAATTTACAAGCGATTCTCTTAATTGAGCAAAATCTCTGTTCAGATATTTTATATCTTTTGACAGAGGTTTAAACGTTTTTGATGTTGTAGTAGCCATTTAAATTGAATTTTGATCTACAATAATATCAACCGTATTTTCTTGATTGGTAGAATTTACTTTATATGTTACTTTAACATATAATCTATAAGTATCTTTTGCCTCAGCTTTAGTATTTGTAACCACATTCACATCTGTTACAGATACATCTGGAATCCACCGGGATATCTCATCTCTAACAATATTTGACGCTATATCTTCTATAGAATCAGTATTCTGTTCAAATACCAATTCGGCTAATTTTGTTCCAAATAATGGATTAAGGCGTCTTTCTCCCCGTTTTGTTTTCAATAAGTTCAGTATATTCATTTTAACTTTTGAGAACGAATCATATGTCGCATCAAAATACCCTATAATACCCCTTTTTATAGGGATGCTCAGTCCTATAGGCGATTTAAAAGATAAATTGGTGTTTACTACTGCCATATAAATTTTTTACGACAAACTTACGTTGGCTCCCATACCAAAAACTCCATTTTTCTTTTTTTCATCTATAGCTTTCATAATGTCTCTAAAATTTTTATTAAAAACCTTTTTAAGCTCCGGAGAAACGTTCGATGTCTCTGTTATAGATGTTGGCCGGGGTGAAACCGGAGCACTTTCGGAGATTATACTTTTCAAAAAATCTAGCTTGCTGCCACCATTTCCAAGCAGCATTTTTTTATTGTTATTCGATTCTTCTTTTAAAGTGCCATTGGGCACCGGCGGGTTTTCAGAATGTTCTACGACCGGATCAACGGGCAAATCGTTTATCGTTTCATTTAAAATATCATTCAAAATTGCATTTTTTGTATATATTTTCTTTTTTTCGTGTATATTAACGGCCGACGCCTTAGGCGGGGTAGCAACAAAAGGTTTTATTAATGGCGCCGCAGACTCCCCCCCAAAAACCAATTGAATATTCTTTCCTTTAACCATTTCCGACAAAAAAGCTTCTATCTTCTTGTTAACCTGAACATCAACTTCTTCTTTAATAAGCTTTTTTATAGCATTTTTAAATTTATTAATAGCAATCTCATTCATATTACATAAATATTATAATTTCTGTTTATCTTCTATTCTTCCCTTTCCACTCTCCCGGTACACCATTTCCACTTGAAACGTCTATTTTTACTGGTGCATCACCATCTTTTATAGTTCCGCCATCTTTTCCAGGAGCAAATCCTCCGCCACTTACAAATACCCTTTTACTCATTAATGTAGATAGCCGATCTCTTAATTGAATTAAGGATTGCACTTCTACAGGAATTTGTGTTTTATCTGGACTTGGACCACCTGTTTTTGGATGAAAATGCTTATACCAATGTGTATGCTTAAGTAACCATTGGCATAAATCGTATAGCCAATTTACCGTAGTTTGTCCTAATAAAGCGGGTTCATCGGTAACATTATATTCTCCCAAATATATTGCGGGGGAATTTATAACCGTTTTGTTATTTGTAGTTAAAACGATTTGATTATGCGCATCCACTGTAAATTCCGAATCGGTAACAATTCCGTATCTTTTCTTAGAAAAGTGAAATGATTCCCCAAATCTAGATGAAAATATAAGTCTATCAGAGTTAATAACTACTTGATCTCCCCATAATGTGGGATATTTAAATAAACTACTTTCTGCGGGAGAAAAGGCTCGTTGTTCTTCTTTTCCACTCTCAAACATTTGCTTATAACACGTAGATATAAATTTGCTTACGGTTACTCCCGATGTAATATGTATCGATGATCCGTCATTGTTAATGTCCTCGTCTATATACCCACCAACATTTTTCTCTGCTTCCGTATAATTAATAGCAGGAAGCTTTTCATGCAACTTTACCGAAGTTCCAGCTTTTACCAAAGGTCGTTGGCGATTTCTTATTAGAATCATGGGGTTTCCGCCTCCCGATTCCTTAGAACTAAACTTATTAATACTGCCATCTCCTTTATAATCAGAATACCCAGCGTTTTCTGGAGCATATCCTTTGTCATTATCTCTTATGGCATCATATGCTGAAAATCGTATAGATTGTCCGAATCGAGATTCCAGCACAGTGTCCCCCTCATACTTTCGTATTGACCTGATATTTTTGTTAAATAAAAAGTATCTTCCTATTGCCCCCGCATATCCAAATCTATCTTGAGCACTTAATTTAGATATAGGGCCCTCAAAATCTGTTAAAACTGGATTATTATTAAATTGTAATTCTCTATTTCCCCTTGATTCGAACTGTCCATTCGAACTTTTAGAATACCCCCCATAAAGTATTTCTAAATTAAAATCTGCAGAAGAATTTATAAAATTTTTTATATTCATCCTTTGAGTATAAAATATCTTATTTAAACGTTTCACTGCTAATACCGGTTCATTGATAAGAGGATATTCAAATAAGCCATTATCAAGAGGTAATGCCCAAACAAGTGCTTCTTTTTCTAATTCTTTTTGAAACCCAACAATTCGTATTAGAGCTCTACCAATCCACGTATAATCCGGGTCTTTTGAATCGGGTATCATATCAAAAGAATCGGATGGCCAAACATCAGAGTTTGCACCTATTTTATGGTTTTTAAATACAGGATGGGACGAATCTAAAATTATATCTAAAACAATGGCGAGGTTAAATTCCATAGAATATTATTTATTATCATCGGCATTATATATAGTTGGAATAGATATTACGGGTATAGATGCTGGAAAATCATTTTTTACACTCTCTATTTGTTTTAACAACTCCTTGCGTTCGTCATCTGTTAGTCCGCCTTCAATTGCCTCACTTTCAGATTTAACGGTGGTTGAGAAAAACCGCTGTAATACTGCTGCTATTTTGGTTAACTGATCATCATTTTTAATTTCTATGTCAAAATACTCTTTAAGAAGGGGAACAATTATTAATGCATCATTTGTGGTTTTAATTAGCGGTTTTAATTCGCTTATAAGACTGTTTATTTGTGCACGGTTATTTTCTGTATTTGTTACAACATCTTTGATTAAATCAGAAAATGTTTTTCCAGGAAATATTTCGAAATTGGTTGTAATATTATCGTTTGCCATCAACCAATAAATAGGGAAACGACGTTAAATTTGATTCACAATTTAATGTTTGTGGGTACCGTTCCTGTATCCTTATAGGCTCTACAAATAACATCTTGATAGCCTCTCATTTTATTTAAAATTTTTGTTATAGATTGAGTACGACACCCACATATTTCTCTAATATATAGATATAATGCTTTTTTATTAACCGCATCTATTCGTTGATAATTCCTAAACAATTCGATTACTGCATTAGCTATAGTTAAGTCTTTGTTTTTAGTGAAAATTTTTGGAGCATTTATCTCCCAAAAATTCACAATAAGGTTCATATATTCAGAACTTTCTTTGTCTTTATAATAAGAGTCTTCTGACTGCAATTGAACCGTATGATCATCTTTTTCCTCACTTATATCTACATGTTGATTAAATCGTTTATAATTTGTATTGTTTAAAAATATCAAATAGTTTTTAGCTATAATTGAAAAATATGAATAAGCTTTAAATCCAAGAGTGGGATCAAATTTATGCATATTCAACACAAGATGAGAAACTGTTTCTTTTTGTATATCTAAACTCGATACTTCAAAATATGAAAATTTAAACCGATTTATAATATTTTCCACCAATTTTTCAAAAGGATATTTTATATATAAATTATAAATTTTGTCTCTTTCGGTGGAATCGGCCTCTTTATTATATTGCACAATACGATTTTCCGTGTCTGACGTAAAATACATTTTGTCAATAGAATACATTTTCTTTCTTTTATCCGATGGACCCGTTTTTATATTCTTGCGCTTTTTTTTTCCGATTGCCTTGGCTTGTGATGATATCAATCGGATGGTTCTTTTTTGAATTTCTTTAAATTGTTTATTCTTTTTCGGTCTCATTAGTTTCATCGGTTCGATTACTTAATTTATTTAATAGCTCTAATATTTGAGTGAATGATGATCCTACTTCATCATCTTTTGAAAAAATTTCTTTTTGATCAATTTCTTTCATTTGCAAATACGTGTTTTCTACATCACGTTGAAATTCTTGTATCCAATCCTCGTATATATCCAACTTTTTTTCTTGTATAACAATGCCTTTATAAAGAAAAACATTAAGTGTAACGGATATCAGCAATATAATAACCAATATTATTTCAAGTAACATGTTTTTTAAATTTTATTCTTCTTCATTATCAACATCATTATCTATAAAATCTTTTAGATAATACATGATGTTTTCTATCTCATCCCAATTTTTATCATCATATGCATTTTTTAACATTTCCAATAATTCTTTTATTTCGTCTTGGTCCATAAATTCTCAACGTTATATATTTTTTATATTTTTTATATACATAAAAGCTATTATTATATTTAATTATTATTTAAAAAAACGAAAATGTCAAGATTTATTCTTTTCACATTTTGAAATACCCCATATAAAAAGCATCCGGCTGGGTAGCAGAGGGTGGCGGTGATTGCGACTCCGATATCGGCAAAGAGACCGCTTCAGAAACTATAATGGATGATGCGGGCTCACCATTTTTTGTTTTTTCTAAGTTTTCATTTACCACACAATCGGGAGTACTTTTTATCTCCGTCACTGTTTTATTATCGGCATTAACCGCTGATACCACTTCAGTTTTTTTTTATCATCTATCGATTCCGTGACAGTCGTTTCTGGAACATTATCAAAAACAGATTGAAGGAGTTGGGTATTCTCTTTTTCTACCTGTATATTTGATTTTGTCGATGCGATTTTATCTAAACTTTCCAATGACGGATCATATATAACAATATTATATGCAAGTATTAATGCTAAAGCTAACGGGTCAAATACAAATATTATTGTTAATATAAAAATATTTACAAGTTTATTTAAATCCATTTTTAAAGCATCCGCAACAAATGTAAACGTTTGTATATCTTTTTTACTTAACGAATTCAATTTTAATTGTCCAACTTGATTATCAATTGATTGCAACTCATCAATCGATGACTGTATTTTATCGTTTTCACTCTTAATATCTTTATTAGCCGTGTCAATTAAATCAATTGTTTGTTGCTGAATCTGTTTTAATTGAATCGGGTTTCGAGAAAGAAATTCATTCGTTAACGACTCACTTAGTCTCGATTCTTGAAGGGCTCTAGATTGATTTAGTATATCTATTCGTTTGCGCGATTGATCTATTTTATCCACAAAATATGGTTTTTGAGACTCTATCAATACAATTTTGTCTTGGGTGGATTTGAATTCTAGTGCACTAGATTGATATGCTGAAGATAGATATCCATATATTCCTAGTGACGTTATAAGAACCAAAATTATTACTGCTGCTGTCAAATACATTTTTATAATTTTTTGAGCTTTTTTCCAATACCTGAATAAAAACGTGGCTGCTACTAGCTTTCCTAATTCTAAAGATGATGCCATTATTGCTACCGATATAAATGATCCTTTAAATAAATTTGCTATACCAAATGTACTGTAATACGCAGAACAAAATGCTATAATAATAGCACTGAATCCAAGTAATGCAGTAAATCCTATTTTATTTATAATTTTATCTTTTATAGTCATGATTAAATAAATATACTGAATGTACACAAAAAATCCCGACTGACGTTACTCAATCGGGCAAATCAATATTACAATATATTACTTTATATCGATTTTTTTTATGTTGGGCAGTGAGGGTTCGACCTTTTTAAGAATCACCGTAAGTACGCCATTATTGAATTCTGCATCAACACCGGTTTTATCTATATTATCACCCAACGAGAATGATCTTTTAAAAGATGATCGTTTCAACTCCCGTCTAAGATACTTTCCTGTATCATTTTTAGATTCAGAATCGTGCCGTTTTTCTCCTTTAATAGACAGCACATCATCTACAAGTTCTACCGAAACATCTTCTTTTTTTAATCCTGGAATCTCAGCTTCAATTATAAACTTATCATCGTGCTCAATAACATCTACTTTAGGATAACTTCCCTTTTCCCAAAATCCCACTCCAAAACTTTTAGAAAGATCGGGGAATGTTTTTGAAAACACTTCATCAAAAAACGAATCGAATGGCGCTAAAAATTCATTTCTATCTGGAAGTGTATTATGGAAGTTTTTATATTTTACTAGATTGTTCATATTTTCCTTTTTTAATTACATTGTTTATGTCAATTAAATCCCGAATGTCTTCATAAAAAGACCAATCGGATATTTATTCAATATTAAATATAACCGATATTTGATTTTTTGTCAACCCGTTTTTAAGTTATATAAAATCGAATTTTCCATTTTGTAGCCTCAGTTAGATTTATAAAGGATGGTATCACATCATTTATACTCGATGGCGATTTGGGATACACAAACAATCCACCTAAAGTTAAAAACCTAATTGTAGTTGTATCATATGTTATTTGATTTCTTGGTTCAAGAATTCTTGGTGGGCCTCTATATCCGACTGGCAAAGAATATGTTATTTGAAGAAGTCCTTGTCCGGCGGTATTATATAAATCGATTTCATCTCCCGATGTGAATCCAAGTGAATCTAAATGGCATCGTAATACACATCTTACTGTTAAAGGCAACCTTCCCAATGGATGAGATAAACTAAAATAGAGTGCTGGTGGCGGTCCATCATATGGTGATAGTGTTGCTACAATCATTCCATTATTCCAATTTGTTCCCCAATTCGGATTAGCTGTTAAATATGAACTTATAACCTCACTGTCCACCGTACGTACGGTTAGTCCACCTCCAGTAATAGTTTTAGCTTCTTGTGCAAGTGATGCACTAACACTATAAGAAGATGTTATTGCATATGACCCAGATATAGAATTGCTAGAAGTTATAGCATTACTAGCGGTGATAGCATTACTAGCAGTTATCGCATATGAAGCGGTTATTGCATTCGAAGCAGTAAAAGCATTACTGGCAGTTATCGCATACGATGCCGTTATGGCATTTGACGATGTTATCGCATATGATGCAGTCAATGCATTAGATGACGATACCATATATGACGCTGTAAATGTGTATGACGATGTAAAAGAATTACTGGCCGTAATTGCAAATGATGATGTCGTAGTATTTGGCCATGCTAAAGATGACGCAGTAAATGATACGCTAGCAGTACTGGCATATGATGCACTAGTCGTAGTTAACGAGTATGAGCCCGATACTGAATAACTTGCGGTTATTGCATTACTAGCAGTAATAGCATTGGAACTTGTAATAGCATACGATGCGGATAAAGAACTGCTAGCATATGATGAAGATAACGAACTTGTTGCAAATTTAGCTGACCCGCTTTGCGACATATAATTGCCCAATACGGAAAAATTGGCTCTATACGTTGTCATAGAGCTACTTTGAACCAGTGGGAAGAAATCGCTTCCACTAATTAGAGCAAGATTCGTTAACCGACTTATTTTAATAGCATCTGGCATAAATTTCTACATATAATTACTATGTTGTATTAACAACTACTATAGAATCCGCTTTTGTATAAAAATAAAAATTTATATCTCTTCCTGATGTACTTAAAGTTACTCCGGTATTCGATGCAGTTACAAATACATTATATCTCCCCTGTGGTAACATTGCTTTTCCGTTAAGCGAAAAACTACTTGTTACTCCACCCACACCAGACGAAGTTACATATTCATATCGCGAGGTATCGAAAGTATAAACACTAGATGGATTATCATAATCTATAGCTCTCAATGCTAGTGTATGACTCTGAGCTGAACTTGTAAGCGGCACATTAACATCGCCATATGCAAAAAGTATGATTAATTGGTTTCCTGGAACGCTTGATGTTACTCTTGTTTCTGTATATAATGGAGCCAAAACAGTTGTTCTATTACTTGCTGTAAACGGCCCAAACATGTTGTATATATTAGACTTAGTATTCGATATAGAAAAATATGACGCGGTAAATGCAAGTGATGATGTCACTGCTTGTGACGATGAAATCGCAAGCGATGATGAAATTGCAAAACTAGATGTTGTGCTATATGACGCTGATGTAGCTATATTACTTGCAAAAGTTATTACTGCATAACTTGCTGAAGTAGCCGTATCGGATGTGGTAGCTCTTGTTGCATATGAACTTGAAAGACCTGCTGCGGAATACGATGCTGTACCATTAGAAATGGCACTAGAATACACCAAAAATGATGCTGTTTTAGAATAACTTGCTGTCAGCGAATTAATTCCATAAGAAGCGGTGCCATTAAAATTGGTACCGTCATAACTTAAAAATGATGCCGTTTGTACATTGGATGCTGTTATAGCGTATGATGCGGTACCGTTAACCTTACTTCCGGTATAATAAAGGAAACTGGAAGTAAGAACATTAAAAGCATGAGATGCGGTTATAGAAAAACTAGCCGTTCCGTTAGATATTCCCGCTACATTCGAAACAAATGATGCGGTTTGAGCATTTGTAGCTAAAGAAGCGGATATAGATGTTCTCACGGTTCCATTATCCGTGCCCGCATATAAAACATAAGATGCAGTATATGAATATGATGCTGTGGGTATTATACCGCTGACATTTGATGCCGAAACATAAGATGCGCTCACTACACTTAATGCTCTACTAGATGTGAACGAATAACTTGATGTTATCGAATAACTTGCTGATGGAATAAGACCTACATTGGTTGGATTTATATACGACGCAGTACTGGCAAGTATAGCGGGTGTACCTATTGTGCCTGTAATTTCTGGACTACCCAAAATATAAGCTTTTAATGTGCTTATATCGATTTTTTTGGTTTCTACCGCATCTATATCTACTATTGGAAGTAAATCTCCTGATGCAACAGAATCAGCATTTAATCCAGTTAACTCCGAAATTCTATAATTGGACATTTTTCAATTATTAATAATTTATACGTCCAATAAATAGTGACTTAAAATCTTTTTTTAGTTTTTTGTATTATAAATTTAACCAATCCACTTCTAACGATATCTTCATCGGTAAATCGAAATATAAAAACTCCATTGTTCCTGCTTTCTTCGTCATCGAAACAATCCATCATTTTCAACAACCCAGATTTTCCATTAATATCACTTTGATCCGGGTCTCCCAATATAAAAACTTTACTAAACTCTCCTGTTCTTGTTATAAGAGTAAATAACTCTTTAAATGTCATGTTTTGAGCTTCATCAGCAATTATAACTTTAGCATTCCAATTCAATCCACGAAGAAAAGATACAGAAATAGCTGATATTCTTTCTTCTTTTTTTAACAAGTTAATTTCATTCTTTGGAAGCAATTCACTCAATTTATCTATAAGAGGTTGAATATATGGCTGTAATTTTTCATCAACCTGACCAGGCAAAAATCCAATTTTTGAGTCTGCTGATTCCACTACACTTCTTATATACACCAAATCGCTTACTTTTTTCTGCCCAATCAACATTAATGCAGCATAAACCGCCATGAAACTTTTACTCGAACCAGCAGGACCAGAAACAAATACAAGCTTAGATTGTTTGTTTAATACTAAATCTAAAAATTCTTTTTGCTTGTCTGTGAGAGGGCGGGAAGATAAATTTAAATTGCTTTTAAGTTTTGATCGTTGATGGATTATCGGACTAGTATCTTTTGAATATGTTGCATTAGTATTAATGTTATTATCAACCAAATTCTTTTTGTGCTTCATTTTCGTCGTTATTTTGTTTTGATTTTGAAGACAACATACTTTTTAATTTAACCACTCTAGTACATAATTCATATTGCTCAGTATCCATATAGAATTTATAAAATTGATCTAAATTGGACTCAAAATCTTGAGAGGATATAGTAATTACAAACTGAGAATTTTTAAACTGAAAAACTTCTATAAGAGGCAACCTTTCTTTTATGGCACATTCTATAGAAGAAACTGCATGTTCGGTCATGTTTGTTTTATATTTTTCTATAAAACATTTCAATTCATTAATATCGGCTGGCAAAATATAAGGATTAAAATTAATAGATACTTTTTTGTTTGGCATTATTTTACATAAAGTTTCTTTCTTATTCCCAGCCATAATATAATTTAACGCAAATAAATATCATTGACGAAAAGCAAAAAAAGAAAATCGGCGAAAAAACAATTTTTTTATTTATTAATATGGTTAATTCGTTTCTTCCTCTTGTTTTCGGGGTTTAAATTGTTCCGTTACATCTTTACCAGTTTTGGTGTCAAACACCTGTAGTATGTCAATTTTATCCGCTGAAGCTTTGCCATCTGTCGCCCAAGGTTCATTAATCTTCGCATCCAACGGAATCCTGATTTTAGCCTCATATGGCCTCCAGCCATATTTTTCAGCACACTATTCCATCGAAGCAAAGTAAAAACCTGGAAATGAACACATGAGGCGTTCATCCGAAGCGAAGACTTCGCCTGGTCGAAGCTCGTTGAGGCCAACCTTGAACTGATATCCTTCGTTGATTAAACCATTATCAAACTGTTTCCAATAGATGCCGCCTGGTTTGACGTTCATCGATTTAGTTAAACCAATGGTATTTGTTAATTTGGCTTCAGTTAAATTTGCTTCGGTTAAATTGGCTCCATATAAATAAGCTCTTAAATTGGCTCCACTCAAATTGGCTCCAGTCAAATCGGCTCTACGCAAATCGGCTCCACCCAAATCATCTTCACTCAAATCAGCATAGAGCAATTTATGTTTATTTCGTTCAGCAAGTTGAACAAGCGTCAGTATGTTTGATTCGGCTATTACGTATCTGGTTATTGATAAAATTTGCGTTTTCACCTTGTTTTCTACATCACCAAATTCGATGTTTTTTATTATCAAATTCTACTATTTCTGCTTTCGTACCATCTGGCCACTCTTTAATTATTTTTTGCCAATGCTCTAATTCAATTAAAGCTGTCGGATCGGAATCTGTATCATATTCCAAATCGGATACTCGTTTATGATCTCTTACAACAACATATTTCTTTTCTTTTTTAGAAACCGATATGTTACTACCAGAATCATTCGGTTGAGATAATGATTGTCTGTGTAAATCACCAACTTCCAATTCAATCGGCGTGGCTACTGTTTTTGTGAATTTATTATTCTTTTTCATTATTTAATTTGTTTTTGTTTGTATTCTATTTGTTTGTCATTTTTAACTCCCGTACACTCAAATCCGTTTTGCACATTCCATTCTCACGAGTATCAGTCATACTTTACAAAACATTGTTAATTTTTATTATTCAAATACAAAACTATTTCATCCGCATCGGAATCGGTTAGTATAACTCCATCAGAAAATGGTTTGCCTTTTGTTAAAATAAACCAACACCATCTTAACCTTTCTTTAAATGACATTGGATAGGTATATGATCCTTGTTTCCAAAAAGAAAAATAAAAGCCTTTATCATTTGCAATCTCCGTATCAGAATAATTAAACCTAAGTATCTCTACTGCTTCAGTTGAGCACGCGCATTTAACAAATAATGGTTTATACACATTCATGTTTTTCTTTTAATACTATACTGCTTGTTAGATAGATTATCAACATCTATTTCTTCTACCCGGCCAAATTGATATACACTGTGTTCAGGATGTACGGCTACCGAATCATAATAAAACGATTGTAATTGGCCACATTCAGCATTCCACACACGTATTCCACCGTATGGATAATGCTTTTCTCCCGGTCGATGATAATCATATAAATAAATTTTATAAAAATCGGGATATCTTGCAACCAATACCCGTGTTCCTCTCAAAGTATTTTCATTTACTTTTTGCGAGTCTTTTACATTAATAAAAATTTTATGAACCACCCCACTGGCTATATTAAAAATTTTATGTGTTCGTGAATAATACTCCAATACCTCTACATCTTCTTTTTTCTTTCGCATAATTATAAGGACTTTTTATATTCCCACCACATCATATTAATATTTACTATACATGAAATACACCTTCATAAGTAGATTAAAACATTTTCGACTTTATTCAATCTGCTTGTGTAAATGTACATTATTATTTATACAAAGAAAATTAAATACAACACAGTACATTAACAAATCTTTATATTTTATAAAAGGAATATTAAGGACTATCAACATTTTAGAGTAAATAAAAAACCGATGGAATGATCCGTCAGATTCTTGTCCAACTCAAAGCTTTTATATTCGATAAAGCAATCTATTTCCAAATTCAGTTGAATTCAACAACTTACTTTTTTATGGAAATACGCCGTGTATATATACGACAGCGAATAATATAGGATTTCCATCGGTCTATGAATAAATATTAAAAACATTAATTACAATTAAACACTTGCTATTTTTTCTGAAAATATTTTTGTTTTTTATAACAGTTTAATTTAAAATACTTGAAATGGTAGGTCTGGGGGGAGTCGAACCCTCATAGTTTCCAATTATGCACATACTGATTAGAAGTCAGCGCCATTACAGACCCATAAAATGGTACTCTTAGAAAGATTTAAACTCTCAACTTTTCGTTCGAAGCGAAGTATGATTTTCATTTTCACCATAAGAGCATAAAATGGTCTGAATGACAGGTGCCGCCCCTGCTTGATCTTGGCCCCAAACCAAGCGCCTCACTGTTAGGCTACATCCAGATAAAATGGTAGGGTGTACAGGTATCGCGCCTGTTCCGTATGCGTGTAAAGCATATGTCCGTCTTCCGGGCACACACCCTATGGCGGATCGAGAAAGAGTTAAACTTTCACCGGGTCTAAAACCGGGCTTGTTTAGCAAACAAGTGCAGCAAAAATTCACTATCTGCCTTCGATCCAAAAAATCCAAAGATCAATATAATTAAAATGGCGGACCGGTGTCGGTACTGCCCCGACCTTCGTTCTTCACGAACCTTGTTTTCAAGACAAGTGCAACCATCTTATATCTGCCTACCGTCCAATCTACCTATAAATATATCGAAATCTACAAATCTGTCAACAATATTTATATTATCATGTATATAATAAAATTAAAAGAATTATTACTCGAATCCCAAGCGGAATCAGATGTATCTCAAGAACCCACAGTCATTTCTGAAAAAGGATACCGATATCTAAAAACTCGGGTCGATGAATTAAATAAAAAAGCAGCACGTTATGGCGTTCCTCCAATGGAACTTAAAGTTCTTAAAGAAGAATTCGTTAAAACCAAAATATTTGTAAATTTAGCTGGCCGTCCAACAACAGCTAACGACCCGAAAGCTGAAGAAAAAGAAATAACTGTAAAAAAATATACCATAACTATAGAAGGTAATTCTCCACGCGTGGAAGGTTATGAGTTTATAGCAAAAATTGAGCATACACCCGAAGGAAATATACTTAATTATAATCCCAATGCTTCAGTTAAAAATCTTCCGCCAGAATATAGAACATATTCACAAAAATGCGATGTGTGCGAAACAAACCGAGAGCGTTCTAATACATTTATTCTAAAATTAGAAAACCTCGATCAAGACCGATTCCCAGACAAAAACGTTGGCGATTTTATAATGGTTGGGTCCGGCTGCTTAAAAAGATTTCTTCCGGGAATAACCGTTTCAGCATTATTAAACTATGCGGAAATGATAGAGTCAATAAGAAACGATATAAAACGTTCCGAAACTATGACCGATGATTCTGGGTGGGGAAAAGAATATAGTAATTATGAAAATACATATGATGTACTTAAATGGCTGGCAACAGAATATCTCTACACGGGAAAATACCTTTCCGCTAAAAAAGCACAAGAATTTCAAACATCATCAACTTTACAAGATGCATTAGGCTTGCTATATTACAGTCCGCTTCTTACAAAAGATATTCCAAAAGAAATAGAAAAACTTCAAACCGATAAAACATTTTCTGATAAAGTAGATGCCTTTGTAAATGAATTTATAGAATGGAGAGATAAAAAAGATTTTGATGTTGAAATCGGAAAAAATCCAAATTATGCTGATTTCTTTCACAATATGAAAATTATTGCAAAGAAAAAAGATGCTATAGAGAAAAACAATCTTGCAAAGTTTGGTGCTCTGTTTCAAATATTCTTACGAGATAAAGGTGAGTTTGAACGCAAAAAAGAATTGGCACAAAAAGCAGCTACAGCAACATACGTCGGTACCATCGGGCAAAAATTAAAAATACCCGTAACTGTAGAAAAAATTAAAGATTTTGAGACCGTCTATGGTCTGTCTTATTTGTACAAAATGAAAGATGATAATGGAAACGTTTTGGTTTGGTTCACCAGTACTTCACCCACAACAGCCTTATCTAGAATAGAACCCGATGCCTTAAAATCCATATATGAAGGTGGAAAATATGAAATAGAAGGTAAGGTTAAGAAGCACGAACCAAATAAATATACCAGTATTCCGGAGACATCATTAGAACGTGTTAAATTTCTAAAAGTTTTAAGTTAAACTGGAGCCCCATTCCGGAATTGCACCGAAATTTCTTGATTACCAATCAAGTGTAATGCTATTATACGAAAAGGGCATAAAAATGGAGCCGAAGACAGGACTTGCACCTGCAACCATCATATTACAAATATGACGCTCTGCTAATTGAGCTACTTCGGCAAAATGGAGCCATGTTCTGGTAATTCTCCAGATTCTCTTACTTACGAGGCAAGCGTTATAATTTTCTACTAACATGGCAATGGCTGTTGCTACAAGAATTGCACTTGTTCCTTTTCTTTCAGAGAGAATCATGCGACTATTACACCAAACAACAATAAATGGCTGGGGTTGATGGTATTGCGCCACCTTCTTTTGGTTCAAAGCCAACTATAATACTTTTATACTAAACCCCATCTAAAAAAGTGAGGATTTCACGAAGCGTTCCAATACTCGTTTTCATGTAAATATTCTTACCAGTTAAATTACCGGCCCATTTTGTCGGGCCGGGGTGGATTCGAACCACCGTTTTTTACACAATCCCTTTTTTGTCTATCTCTTATTAATATTACGAAGTAAAGGATTTCACAATTTTATTCGTCAATAAAAAAGGTTCCTAATATGCATATTTTAAACAAGAATCGAACTTGTATTTCCGACTTTGGTGTTCGGCGTCCTATCCAATTAGACGATTAATTTATGCAACTATAGTCTATCTTTACAACGTCATTTATTGGCGTTTCCGGTTCTCCAATAAAAATTCAAAAAATGGCTGGTGGGGCTGGGGACGATCCAGCATATACCTTCTGAGGGCCTCAAGGTTAACAGCCTTGGGATCTACCAATTGATCTACCCACCAATTAAAAAAATAAAAATGGTGGAGCTATCCGGAATCGCACCGGAAACCTTTGCATTGCAAGTGCAACGCTCTACTAATTGAGCTATAACCCCATATAAAAAATGGTGCAATCGGTGAGGTATGATCTCACAACCTTGATGTTAAAAGCATCTTGCTCTACCAAATTGAGCTACGATTGCTTGGAGCATCATGTGGGAATTGCACCCACTCCTCAAAATTGGCAATTTTGAATTCTACTATTAAACTAATGATGCAAATTTGGAGCGCTGTGAGTTCCTTGCAAACTCATCCCAAGATTGGAAATCTCGAATTTTACTACTTAAACTAACAGCGCAAATGGTCCCACATGTAGGTATTGCACCTACCCATTCAACAGAAGCTTGTTTTACAGACAAGCTCGTGTCTTTAACGATTTAATGTGGGAATAAAGTGGCCCGAATTATTGGTTACGCTCCAATCTTTTCATGCGTCTTCAGCGCACAGCTTTCACTAGATTAGCTTAATCCGGATGGTCAGCGGGAAGGGACTCGCACCCTTACAGGTTTCTTCACAGGAAACGATGCTAGCTAATTACATCACCACGCTGTTTATTATAAAAAGTGGCGGTCCATATGAGACTCGCACCAACGCCATATATAAAATCATCCATAATAATATTCGCCAATTGGGTTCTGAATTATCACAGTCATAACACCCAATGACCGATTTGGTGTTTTTTCCCTAACCTAATTCCGTTTTGGTGGAACACCACAGAGTACTAATCCATATAAACAAAAAACCCGCTGTCCTCCTTAGAATCAGCGGGCGAAAAGCTTTTTATAGAGTATTTACATACGTCCGCTGCTCCTTCTAGCAGTAATTCTATTATACTGCTTAAACCAATGTTGTTTATCTTTCATTCTATGATATAAGTATATTCAAACTCCAAAAAATGTCAAGCCTTTTATAATTATTTTTGGAGGCAAATGTGGGAATCGAACCCACGTCTCAAGTTTTGCAAACGAGCATATGACCCACTCTACCAATTTGCCCGTCTTCCATACTATAAATATATAAATACCTTTTATATTTCCGATGTAGCAGTACTAGATATCCCCATTTTTTTTTACTAATAACTAAAGAATTTCCACAAGTACATTTTAATCTTACTTTTAATCCATAATCATGTGACACGAATTTTCTCTCACTACATACCTCACAAGCAAACCAATCCTTTTCAGTAGAAACCGTTGCCCAATCGCATCTTGTATTTAAAGCTTTTCTGTAAGTTGCTCTGTTTTTTTGATGAATACTCATATCGTCTATAATAAAAGTGGCGGTCAAGAAGAGATTCGAACTCTCATAGTTTCCAATTATGCACTTTCTGCTTAGGACGCAGAGCCATTACTTGACCAAACTTGGTAGCAATTACAAGACTTGCACTTGTATTTTCGGCGTATGAAACCGCTGTTCTTCTATTGAACTAAACTGCCATTATAATTAAATATCAATGCTTTATAGAAATTATATACCTTTTCTACAAAATGGACACTCATCATGATATTTTTTTGTACCTACGTGATTACACATTGACTGAACTTTACGCAAATTCTTGTTTAATTCGTCCATTACTTCATTATGTCTTCTTTCCTCTTCATCAATCAATCGACAATACTCATCATAACTCTGCCGTATCATTGATTTTTTACTTTCACTTATTTCATCCGCTTTATTCTTTTTCATAATTTTTATACTGACAACTTAGGCTTTCTCAATTCATTCGGTAATAATTCATCAAGTATTGTATTACACTTAGAACAATAAAAAACGTTAATAGGTAATATTGCATCTTTATCTGTTCCGGCTAATATCTTACTTATTCGCCTAAACATTACTCCCTCAACAAATACTTCCCCTTTACACGATGTACAAACCATTGGATCGGTTTTGTCTAATGTCAAATTTAAATTAGGCGTCTGTAAAGACATCATTTCCGGCCCCGGCATTCTTCTATCATTCATCATAATAGTTATTTATCCTTTCTTCTATGAATCAATTGTATCTTGTCTTTTTTAGTTAATTGTTTTATCCTATATTCTCTTTTTAAAGCAAAACTCTTATTCCTACACTCTTCAGTGTACAATAATTTAACAGGCAATCTACATCTCGTGTATTTTGATGCTACTCCAGTATTGTGTTTTTTTAGCCGATTGTCAATATCATTTGTACACCCTGTATATAATGTGTCGTCAGAACATAAAAGTATGTAAACCAACCAGTTGCTATGTTTATTCGTATCGATTGTCATGCGAACAAATGGCAAACTATGTATTTACTTGTTTCTCCATATGACGCTAATTCAGTACTTAAATCGGGAATCCAAATATTTTGAAATCCAAATCGACTCCACAATACATGTGTACCATAAACCAAAACACCAGCTAATGATTTAATACCCATACTGCAAGAAAGAGTTTTTATATACTCTATATACTGTATAGACGCTTTACTACCCCGAGCCACGGGCAAAATAGCTATGTCATGAAGATACATACAATTGGAAACATCAGGAAGTTTTCTCAAAAATGTATTTAATGGAAGAATTGAATAAAGCATTCAAGGATGAGAAATTCCATATCCAACAAGTGTTCCATTCAATACAAGTTTTTGACATCCTTTAGGAAAAAGTATATATTTTTCTAAAAAAACATCCGACCGCTCTGATAGTGTTGTATGTATCGTGTCCGCAATACAATTTATCAACCCCATATCTTCCAAAGTAAGCAATTTCCATTCTATTTTTAATTTATATTCTTTTCATCGTGATTCCGCAATAAATTTATTATATTTTTCTTACCCCTAGGATTTGCAGAATGAACAATGCAAATTGGAAGTTTTATTTTATTATGTTTACAATATTCAATTAAATATTGAGCTGCATGATATCCCGTTTTTAATTTGTATGTTTCATATGGAATATCCTTTTCAGCAGAAATTCCAACGGAAAGATAATGTTCAAGTGACAAATCATGATCAAAACTAACCACCGTAGGTAATCCACGCGTGTCTATAGTAGATACAAATTCATTATAAGTCTTACAATGTACAACTTCTAAACACAAATTTCCAATTTCATCAGGATATACCATTTGTGAATACTTGCGAACATCATCTAAAAATAAAAAATAACCCATCTGTACACAAATTTTTACACCGATTATTATTCCCGTTTATAACAATTTCGCGACCAAAAATTGATGGCCAAGAACGGATTCGAACCGATAATGGATAGTTGATCTTGAATCAACCGGTTGTGCCAACTTCTTTTATCCACTTGGCCGTACGCATGGACCGATTCGAACGGACAAAGGATGACAAGTTCTAAGCTTGTTGCTTGTACCTTAATTTCGCTTATCCACATGCGCAATTAATATTTTAACTCTATCAATAATTAAATATATGTCAACTAAAAAAAGATGCGTCATTGCCCGAATCAATTATCAGCTCCCCCGAACATCGTTTTGCTGCTATTTCACAATACTTTTCATTGTTGTCTATTCCTATTGCTCGATACCCCAACCGTTTTGCTGCAACCAAAGTCGATCCACTCCCCATCTAACAATCAATAATGGTTCCTCCAGCTGGAACTTTAAGATGCTCAAT